ATGATTACTATTGCATAGATTGCCACTCTTGCCTTGAGCATTGCTGAAGCCAGTATTGCATGAGGCTTGCTCTCTTTATCCCATGCCTCATTGAGTCTCTGCCCTACATCCCAGTTATAGTTTCTAAAGATTTCCTTAGCTATGATATGGGCAAGTATAAGAGAGAGGGCAAAAAAGCCTATGGGGAAGCTCAGGGTAGAGATACCATCCCTGAGCCCCCAATAAGCAAACCAGAAAAGAAGGAGTATGAGCGGAGTCTTAAGCCTTAGAATGTTATGCCAGAGGCTCTTAAACACCTATAACCTTGTCCTTCACTTTCTCGTTGACTGCGTCTGCAAACTTCTTGAATTTCAGAAAATGATTGGGCGAATTTCTTGCGAATAGGTATGTAACTACTACCCCTGCCACAAACCCTATTATCAATCCTAATAACATTATTTACCTCCTACTTTTTAAATCGTTTTCAAAAGTTATTTCTTTTTGGACAACTTACTGAGTGTCTCGGCAAGTCTTGCCCTTTTACCTACTGTGCCACCCTGCTGAGCCTTCTCTGCAAGCCATGACTTTGAGATAGTGCCTTCCTTTGTTATAGCACCTTCTCTTTTTGCAGTTTCTCTCAGAGCCCCAGGGTGCTTGATAGCACTCTGTATCCATTTCTTAGCCACATTTGCCTCCTTTCTTTTTTCTTCCCTTAGCCATATTATTTACCTCCTTTTTTTGATTTCCCTGCCTTCTGCAAGGCAATGGCGACAGCCTGCTTCTGAGGCCTGCCACTTGCTATAAGCTCCTTGATATTCTCACTGATTACCTTTTGTGATTTACCAGATTTTAAAGGCATTATATCCCCTCCTTTCCTTCTGCAATGGCTTTCAGTATCTCTACCATTGCAGATGTATAGCCCTGTATATACCTTATATTATTAAAGTCATTTAGTTCGAGGAGTCTGGCGAGATTGGCATTAATTATTTCAGCAAAGAGTTTAGTCAATCTCTGACTATCCTCTGGTCTTAAACTTTTAAGTGTTTTTATTAATTCCTCATTAGCTGAGATATTTGGTGATGCCATCAACGGTTCTCCTTTATAAATTGATTAACACCCTGCCCAAGCTCCTGAGCCATAGGATTTACTGGATTGGCTGGAGTCTCTGATGGGGCTGGTGTCTGATTCTGATTATTAATTGCCTGCATCATCTGCTGTAATTCAGGATTATTAGCAAATACCTTATCTGCATCTATACCTACATTCTTTGCTATTGTTTCAAGCATATATTTTCTTCCTTCAGCACCTATAAGCTGAGTATCTACAGGGTTTGAAGTAATCTGTAAGAACTCAAGCATACGGGTAGCCTGAGCCTGTTTCTCATACAGGGAGGCAATGCCTTTAGCACTTATCTGAAGGTCGGGCACATCTGAAGGATAATCTACGAGATAAGATATATTAAAGTAATACTGCCTCTTTACAACAGGCTCGATTATATTCCTGTCTATATTTGCAACAACATCTTTTATACCACGGGAGGCATTTGCCTGAAGCATTGATAATCCAGAGGCAGTTCTTCCACTTCCACCAACTGTAACATCTCCATGAGCATAGGAAGGGATACCAGAATACTCATCGGCCATCTTCTGGAATAATTGCATTATAAGAAGGGTCTGCTGTGCTGTTGGTGTAACATTATATACCCTTACAGCAGGGGCTGAGTTCATTGCAGATTCATGAGCATCTATTATCATAAATGGGTATATCTGTTTCTGTGTTGTGGCATTTATCCTGTCTATGTTTCTTTCGATTATAGGGCCTGAAGACATTACTGCATTATTGATGGACGCCCTTGCTAAGGCATTTACTGCATCCTGAATTGGTTTAAGGACATCGGCTACTGATAAGCCCCAGAAGCTGTCGGGCACTTCTATAAATGATGTCTTTGAGTAGGGCTTTTTGCCAAGAGGGTCAGGGTTAAGCATTGCCTTTATTACTTTATTATTTGCTATCCAGACACATATATTATAATAGGCGATAGGGTCGAGATTTTCAATATTAATCCCTTCATTTAATAATAATTCTCCTTTTACAGAGCCCCAGTATTCTATTACATCTATAAGGTCTCCCCGTGAGTAATTCTTACCCTCTAATCTATTCCTTACTGTCAGGGTATTCAATGTTGATGGTATCGAAAGGTAGCCCCCCTGATAAGAACCAAGAACTTCCCTTATAGCATCTGCATTAAATCCTTCTACACCTATCAGGTTATAAAGGTCAGAGGGGGTCAGGTGAAGAATCTCTATAATATAATCACTATCAATATCTGTTGCTATTGGTGATGGATATATGTCGAGTGGATTTACCCTGTTATATGAAGGGATTACTGTCTCTACCACATCTTTATTGGATGATACAAAGAGGCGTTCCTTACGGAATACAGGCCCTTTCATTATAGCTATTGGAAACAGGACTACATCATAGAGAATCTTATTAAAGGCTTCATAAAAGCCTCCCTGAACAAACTGGTCATATATTCTCTTTTGTTCTACCTCTGCAAGCCTTCTGGCTTTATCCTCTATTTCTTTAAGATATTCCTCTTTTAGTCTCTGTTTATACTCATCTACTGCATCAGGGTCAAGCATGCCACCAAGACTTAATACAGAAGAGGCCATCTCTGCAAGTTTGGCCTGAAGTTTTTGTTCTACTTCATCAGGCAGGTCAGGAAGTGGGGTAGGCTCAAGGGTAAATATATCTTCATCATTTGCATATATATCAGTAAGCCATGCCTTACCTGCCCTTACCTTTATATTAGTAAGAGGCACAAACACCTCTGAGCCACCTGAATCTGACCTTATCTGCATTAGTTTCTTCTCTGTATAGCTATTCTCCATTGCATAGATAGCCTCTATCATTCTATCTTCTATTGGATGGCGGGCAGTAACTGCCTTTTCAAAATCAGACATTACTTTATTTACAAGTGGGGTGAGTCTATAAGAAATGGATGGCTCTGGTGTTTGCTCCTGTTGAGCAACAGGATTATCACTGATTGGTGTTATAGCTGTTGCTAAACTATTTTCCATATCGGGTTTAATTCTCTATATAATAAAATTGTATTGTCAATAGTTTCAGAACCAGCCTCCTGTTTTCATACCATGTTGACTTGAATATTGATACGAGGATGAAAAGTTAGGGTCATCTTCCACTCTCTGAATTATCTGTTTTGGTGTATATCCCATACAGGCATAAGTCAGGGCGTCAGCCACATGGCTAAATTCATTCTTATCAGGTAATTCTGTATATCTTTCACCTGAAAGGCGAAGTTTCCTGAAACAGTATTTTGATGTAAGGGCTTTGATAAGAACCTTACAATCAGGAGATATTTTAAAGGCAGGCTCACCTTTTATTGTCCTTGTAAGATAGTTATTTACTGCCTGAATACGGACATGAATAGAGTTTGAATAGGCAGGGTAGGATTTTATACCATAGGAGCGAAGTGTTGTAAAGCATGTTCTTGATGAGTCAAGCTGTGAACGAGCCTGCCCAGCAGGGTCTCCTATTACTATATAAGAAAAGAAACGATACTTTGAATTAAGAAGTGGCAGGAGTCTCTCCCTTGTAAATCTTTCTATATCTGTTACATCATCAGAGACAAGCTCATCATATACCTGAAAGACCCCATTTGGAAGAACCTGTGTAACTACACATGCAGGGTATAGCCCGAAGTCCATGCCTATTGTTAGAGGAATAGATTTTATGGGAATAAGGGGCTGTTTAGATACATGATAGTTTACAGAAAACATCGGGAATACAGGGCGTCCTTCTCTGAGATAACCATATTCACCATGAATATATACCCTTACCCATTCAGGGTCTTTTCCTATAGCAAGCTCCTGATATGATGTTTCAAGATGGTCAATATTCTCTGCATCAGGGGAAAGCCCTGATGGTTGCCTGAATAGCTCAATCTTATTTCTCAATTTCTCATCAGTGAGGGGCTTTTCTTCAAAATACTTATACAACCAGTTGTCAGTATCAGGCGGGTTTGTATCAAGTATTATATAGGGATATGTGCATTTGAAATTATACTCTGGTATCTTCTCTGGAAATCTTCCAATACGACCATCTAACATATCAAATACTTCAAGTGGTATTTCTCTTGCCTCATTTAACCAAGCCCCTGATACTTCAAGGGAGAGAAGGTCTTTAATCTGCTCTGGCCTGTCAAGTGCCCTCAGTAGCCATTCAGATTTAACAATAGTGCCATCTGTAAGTTTAAACTCTATAATGTATTTATTCTCACTTTCCTTCCATCTTGGACGAAGGGGGCTTATCCATTTATCAATAGTTACCTTTGTTGTATCCTTTAGCTCCTTTGTAGTATTTCTGACTATAACATAGCGGGTGGAACGGATATTTGTATTTGGAAGGGGTTGTTGTTCTTGGGCAGTTTTAAGAAGGTGCATTACACAACCAGATGATTTACCAGAACCGAGAGGGCCTATAATGCACTTAATCCTCTTTTTACAAAGAGTAAAAGCCCTTATGGTAGGGACTGACTCATAAGAATACTTTATAATTGATACATTCATAGTTTATTTAATAAATCATTAGCCAGAGGGTTGCCCTCACTGGCCTTCCTCTGAACAAATCTTTTTAATTCATAAAATCCATGTTGCTGAAGTCCATAGATTTCACTGATTGTTTTATATGTCAGTCCATGTTTCTTTTTCTTTTCTATCATCCTTTTGAAGAGGTCTAACTTTTCCTCCTCATTCATACGATAGACATTCAGCCCTGTCTCACCACCTTTCTTGTTGACAAAACTTAAACAATTGTTGTAATATTTGACATGAATACGATTAGTAAAGTCAATAGCTTTAAGAGCAGAAGGCAGTTTATTAAGTTTCTCAGGCTCTGGGATGAGGGCAGGATTAAGAAAAGTGATGTCCTTGAATGGCTCAAAAATACCCAGAAGCCTTATAGCTTGCCAGAGAGAAAGGGCTGACTTTTGAAAACAATTTCAAAACTCCACTCCCCTATACGGTATTTTGGAGGCAAAGGGAATATGGTCAGTAAGCTACTTCCATATATTCCTGAACATAGAATATACTGTGAGGTCTT